TCAGAAAGACGGACATCGGCGACAGGGCGTTGCTTATGTATGATGACATTTTCTTTTGCAGGCCCGTTGATTGCGCAAACTATCCGTGGCGCTGGCGTGGCGAGTTGCCTTGGGATAGACAAACAGGCGAATATCGGCGGAGCTTGTATAATGCTAGAACGTGGCTTATGTCTAACAATTATCCGGGATTGAATTACGAATTGCATCAACCGTGTATTTACGAAAAGGACAAATTTTTATCAATGGCAAAGGACTTTGAGGAGCTGAAACTGTCAGACGTTGGCATGGTTCCCCGGAGCGTTTATGCAAATCGGTTTGTTAATGGGAAAGCGGAATACATGAAAGACTTGAAAATTCGTGCGTGGGTCAAAGATTTGGACGAGCTTATAAAGGACCGTGATTGCTTTTCAATTGCCGACAATTGCTTTCAAGGCCCTGTTGAGGATTGGTTAAAAAAGAATTTACAAGAAAAAAGCAGGTGGGAAAAATGATCAGCATTTTGATGTCGTGCTACAATTCAAACTTTGAATACCTGAAAGAGCAGGTTGATTCCATTATTGCCCAAACCGTGCAGGATTGGGAATTGTTGGTTTATAACGATGGCACGGATGGTTTGGAAGAGTTTTTGAAAAAATATAACGATCCACGGATTATTTATTACGATGGCATCCACCTTGGCTATGCCAAAGCGTATGATTATTTGTTGCACTTTGCCGATGGCGAGTATGTTTGCTTTTGCGACCATGACGATGTTTGGGTGTCAGACAAATTGGAAATTGAAAAGAAATATCTCGATTCGCATCCTGACGTTGATTGCGTGTTTGGGTGGCTCAAGTGGTTTGGCGAAAAAAACAAAATCGAGGAGTTTCAAATTTCGGATGAGGACATTTCAAAGGAGCTTTATTTTTATCAGCCAATCAAACAACCAACGGCAATGTTTAGGCGTGAGCGGTTTGGCGCTTTTGATGCGCCGTTTGATCAGGCCGCTGACTTTTGGTTTTGGGCAAAGAACAAAGACCGCCATTATCATTTGATTGAAAAAGTGCTTGTGAATTATCGCAGGCATCCGGGCGAGGCAACAAAGGATAAAACCGCATTCCGTGAAAACAGCGCAAAGGTTATCCTTAAGAGCTTGCAAGAAAAAAGCCCAAACCTTGTGTGGACATTGGATTTATGCAAACAGCTTGACCCATATTCAAAAACCTATGACCCAGCGTTGAAAAAATACATTAAGGAGTTGCTATGATTATTGTTTATTGCACGGATCATAATTACAAAGAACTCACGGCGTTGTCGATTCGTTCCGTGCGAAAGTTTAATCCGCAGGCGAAAATAATCGTTGTTTCGGAATACGACATTGGCTTTTACATGGATGGCGTTGAGTGTGTCCACATTCCGTTGCCAGACAATATGCGAAAGCGAAAAGAAAACGACCGAATATCAAAGGCCGCATATTTGAAGTGCTATCTTACGCAGTTGCCGTATGAAAAGATCATCTACATGGACGGAGACACAATATGCCAAGGCCCATTGAATGAGCTTTTGGAAATGCCGTGCGAATACATTAACCTTTGTGAATCTCACAGATTTGGCAAAGAACAGGCAAAAGCCATCGGCGCTGAAAAATACGGTTTGACTGGCATGATGGTTATGAATCTGGATAACCTGCGCAAATTTGACTTTACAAAAAAGTGCATGGACGTGATGACATCTTGGCCTGATCCAGTGACAGGGTGGCAACACGATGAAACGTGCATCAATGTGGCTTTGATGGACAAGCTGACTTTCATTGACAAAAAGTGGAATTATTGTCATCGCCGGGAATATGCCGAGCCAATTCCTGAGGCACAAGCCAAAATTCTGCATTTCGTTGGCCGGCACGAAAAAGACGAAATGAAACGCCGTCCGTGGTATAATACGATCGAGCCAATAACGGATGACATTAAAGGCAAACGTGTGGCCATTGTTGGAAACGCAACAAGCATCTTTGATTTTGAACATGGGGCGCAGATTGACGGCTTTGATTTTGTGATTCGGTTCAATCGTGGATTCATCACACGGCCAGAGTGTCAAGGCACAAAAACTAGTTTGCTCATTTTGGGGACTGATTTGATTTCACTTGACGAAATCAACAGTTTTATGGCAAAATGGGTTTTGAACAGGAGCAAGCATTACAAAAATCCTGTTTATTTCACTGTTTCGGATCAGGACAGGCGCTTGATGCGTGAGCAGTTAGGGAGTCAACCGTCAACGGGTTTTATGGCCATTGACCTATGTTTGGCATCAGGTGCAAAGTCCATTGATCTGTTCGGTTTTGATTTTGAACGGACACCGACGTTCTACAATCCTGCCGATTACAAAACAAAGCATGACTATCCGCAGGAAAGGCAAATTGTCGAGGAGTATGAACGGTGCGGTCTTTTAACAATAAATCCAAAGGAGTAGGCATTGACACGACCTTATCCATCAGAAAAAAGCCTTTCAAACCTCAGGCCGTTTAACAAACAGTCTGAGGACGAACGTAAACGGGCTAATTCAAACGGTGGAAAAAAAGGAACTGCAACTCAAAAGGAAATGCGTACTTGCGAAAAGTTTCTTAGAGTTTTGTTGTCAAAAAATTACAAAGTTAAAAATTTTTCAACAAAAAACAGTGAAGGCAAAGAAGCACTAATGTCAAGTCTTTTGTATAGGGCTATTGTTTTGCGAGATGTTCAAGCAATAAAACTTGTTTTATCAATCATAGGCGAAATGCCAACGCCAGAACTAAGCATAAAGTCAGAAAAGGAAGAAAAAGACAACGGTATGCTTGAGGATCTTTTACAGGCAAACCTTGAAATTCAAAAAAAACTTATGGGAGGAAAGGACAATGGATAGACCTGAACAAAGAATACAAATGCAGATTGTGAGCTGGCTTGAAAAAAGCGGTTTTTTATTCTGCGCACCTGATTGCGGCATTAACGTTAAAAACATGCACACACGATTCGTTTTGCACCGCATGGGCAGACGGGCAGGCATTCCCGATTTGCTTGTTTGGATTCCGAACGGCATGGTCGGCATTGAGGTTAAAAAGCCAGAAACATACACAATGAGTTTCAAAACTGGCAAGGTTATTCAAGATCAATCGGCAGGGAAACAAAGCGATGCGCAAAAGCGTGTCGAAAGGCGGATAAAAGCAATTCCTGGCCATTATTACATCGTTGCGTATGATGTGGCCGACGTGAAAGAGTTTTTTTATTTGAATCACATAAGGGCGGCATAATGGAAGAAAAAGTTGGACTGAGCAGAAAACAATCAGACTTTTTGACTGCACCACTCAAGCGCATGAATGTTCTTGATGGTTCTGTTCGTTCCGGCAAAACTTTTATTTCCCTGCCTAAATTTGCACTTGAGGTCAAGCAGGCCCCCGATTATTACGAATTTTTGATGGTTGGAAAAACGATCAATTCGCTGAACCGTAACTGCCTGCACTTGATGCAAAAAATCGTTGGCAAGTCAAATTTTCAATACTCGCTCACAAAAAAAGAGGCGACCCTGTTCGGCCATGTGGTTTATCTTGAGGGCGCAAATGATGAACAGGCATTTACAAAAATTCAGGGTATGACATTAGGCGGCGCATATTGTGACGAAATTGTGAACTATCCCGAATCGTTTGTCCGAATGCTACAATCCCGTCTTTCTTTGCCAAAAGCATTTTTATTGGCCACATGCAACCCAGACAATCCTGGGCATTACATCAAGACGGAATTCATCGACAACAAAAACATTGACATTAAGGTTTGGCACTTTCTTTTGGATGATAACATATTCCTTGACCCCGAATACGTGGAAAACATCAAAAAGGAATACTCGGGGGTGTTTTATAAGCGATACATCCTCGGGCTTTGGGTGGCCGCCGAGGGCGTTATTTTTGAGCAGTTTGCAAACAATCCCGAAAAATACATTGTGGATGATTACGATCCTAGCCAAATTGCACGCATTTCCTTTGGCATTGACTGGGGAGGCAATAAATCAAAAACAACGTTTGTGCTTGCCGGCATAACGTATGACAAAAAAATCATCATCCTTGCCGACAAAAAAATAGGGGGCGAA